AGGTTTTTATTTGTTCGGTGATCGTACTTTGTTCTATGCCAACAAACCTAAGCCCTAATTTTTCTCTTGATGAGCTAACTCATACGGATCATCGGCAGTTTGATAACACTCCAAACGCTGATGAGTTGGCTAATCTAAGTAGATTGGCAGCCTTTTTAGAACAAGTTAAAACAGTTTTAGGTGGCAAACCTGTAATGATTAATTCAGCTTTCCGTTGCAAGCAAGTCAATGATGCGGTAGGATCAAAGGACACAAGCCAGCATCGTGTTGGTTGTGCTGCTGACATTCGTGTGCCAGGGATGACACCAGATGAAGTCGTTAAAGCAATCATTGCATCGGGAATTGGATATGACCAACTTATTCGAGAATTTGACCGCTGGACACATATTTCTGTTCCTAGCGTTGCTGGGGATAATCCTCGCAGACAGTCTTTAATTATTGATAAACAGGGAACTAGAGCTTATGCCTAAGAGTACCAATCTTTCCGTAGGTCGTGGAGAAAAGCTCTCAGTATCCCAAGGCGGTGGATTAACAGCCAAAGGAAGAAAGAAATACAACCGAGCAACAGGAAGCAAATTAAAAGCGCCAACCAAATCAGGACCTCGGCATAAGTCATTTTGCGCTAGGTCTAAAAGTTGGAAGGGTGAACGAGGTAAAGCAGCTAGAAGAAGATGGGGTTGCAGATGAAAGCAGGACTTTATGCCAATATCCATAAAAAGAGAGAGCGTATCCGCAAAGGATCAGGCGAGAAAATGAGAAAAGTTGGTGCAAAAGGCGCTCCAACGGCATCAGCATTTCGCAAGTCCAAGAGAACAGCAAAGAAGCGTGGCAGAAGATAGCCATTACAAGTCGCTTATTAAAGCTGTAACCTGGCGCATTACAGGCAGCCTTGATACTTTTTTGCTATCTTGGCTAATTACTGGTGTTGCAAACCTAGCGTTCACAATAGCTTTTTTTGAGCTATTTTCCAAAATAATTTTATATTGGATACATGAACGCATTTGGTTAAAAATTAAATTGTAGGAACGGCATCAATTTGGCAACTGCTAACTGTGGGGTGGAAAGCCGAAAAAACCCCCACTTGTTGCATCCTTGAATGTCGGCTTAACTGCCGTAAGATCATTATGGCGAAGGAATAAGCTGTCCTTCAAAAGCATAAGTGCCAATGTGAGCTAGTTTTACCCAGGGCGCTGCCCATACTTTACCGCCAGCTAAGCGCCAGATACGGCAAAAATGGTAGTCCTCAGACAATAAACGATTGGTTTCAGGTTCAATTGAAGTAGCAAAGTATTCGTGGATATGCTCCATCTGCTTTAATTGACCAGATAAATCACCTACATCGTTAGTGTAAGAAGGTACTTTTTTCTTTAGCTTATTAAATACTTCACGCTTAATTAGCATAAATCCAGTACCGCCATTAAAGATCTCTACTGGCTGATTGACGGGAACAGTTACTTCTCCTTGGTAATCCACCAGGTTCACTACAAAGCTGCCTGTATGAAACTTGAGCTGATCTTCTGGAACATTGTTATCCATTGCCTTTTTAACGGTATTCCAATTGATCTCTTTCTTAGGATATATTCCGCAGATAATATCCTTGTCAGCTCTAATCATGTGAACAATATCGGCTGTATCAAACTTAATATCTGAATCAATGAACATCAAGTGAGTACATTCAGTCTTTAAAAAGGTGTGAGCTAAACCATTCCTAGCCCTGGTAATCAAGCTCTCGTTAAACATAAATGAATACTGGGATTCAATGCCATTCGCTCCAAGCATTTGGCTGGCTTGCAAAACACCCTGGCAATAGTAACCAGCACATTGACCACCATACATAGGAGTAGCAATAAACACTTTAGGTTTTACTTCTTCTTTTACTACTTTTTTCTTTTTAGTTGCCATTTTCTTTCCTTAGATAAAGTTGTCTGTACTAGCGTTGATTACTTCGTTGATAAGAATATTTTTTCTGTCGTTAGAACACTCGTGCATACAAGTAGTTTTAGCATTGAACTTTTCCATGTATTCCTTGGTTTCCTGGCTAAACCATAGAGTAGGGAATGACTGATCCTTTAAAGATCCAATGCAGCCTGTACTGTCGTAGGCTTTGTTATGGCAAGCATAGACATTGAGGTCTGCGCCAATGACGGGTACGGTTTGCATGATGAAGCATCTTCGATAGCTTCTAACACTAGAATGACTGCTCCCAGGAGAAATGTTATAAGTGCTATTAACAGTAAAGCGGTCATTACAAATTGTTTGGATTTTTGCCAGTTGTTCATTTACTTCCTCTGCTATGAGATTGTGATAGTCATAAAAATCAGGTACATACATCGGGGAGAAGCGCACATTCTCAACCCCAGATTCTTTTAGCAATTGCGTAAACGGGTATAAATTTTTGTAGTTATTGCGATGCACAATGTAATTCACCGCTAGATCGCAGCTCTGTTTTTTGATGGCTGCAAACTTACTAATGTTAGACATCACGCTCATAAAGCTGCGCTCAGGAACATTTCTAAATCGGTGCATCTCCTCTGGCGTTGTATAGTCCATGGATACCCGTACCCACTTGGCATCAGATAGCACCTCAGCCTTTTCCTTAACTAGGTTTTGACCATTGGTAATGATGGATAGATCCATCTTCAATGCCAAGGTTAAGCGCATAAAGTCTGCAATATCTGGGTGCATCAAAGGTTCTCCACCACCTGACCAGGTAACCGCCTTAGTACCCATGTTGGCTAGATCATGCAAGATCTCAATCATCTTATCCCTGGGGATGATGTCATCTTCCTTCATGTCCTCGTGCATCCCGCTGACAATGTGATCTATTTCAGCGCCATCTTTAACCCTAAAGCCTGTAGAGTAAACGCAGAAAAAGCAGCCATGATTGCAAAGATTGATTGGCTTGATCCGTACATATACGGGTGCAGTTACCTTCTCATCCAAAAAGGAATTTATCTTTTCCTGGACATGAAAGATTTTAAAGTCTGAGTATTTATTGCTTTTCACATTAAGTCCTTGTATTCAATCAAGATAGCGCTATTGCTGCGCTCTGTAGCAATCCGATACAAACCCTCTACCATGCCAGAATCACCTATATCGTATATGGAGGTGTTCTGTAATATTTCTACTAAAGGGCTGCTAAAGTTTTGTATGTGAGTTGCGCCTGTATAAAGCGGTTTTGTAGTGTTTCCCACAATGCAGCGGATGATAACCTTGGGATCAAACTCGCCCTTAGATATATCCTTAATCTTGTCTAAATGGTTTACCAGGGCATCCATGGCGTTCATTAAGAAATCCATGCGCTCAATAAAGACAACAGGTTTTAGCCCTGTTAGCGCCATTCCAATAGCCATCCCCATCATGAGGTTCTCTGCTACTGGAGTTTCAATAATCTGCGTATCAGGTACAAACTTTAAAGTACCTAACGCTCTGCCCTTTTTAAGTCCATATCCAATAAAACGGGTTTTAGGATCAAGAGCTAGTTGAGTATTGGCTTTAGTAAGCTCATCTTTGTAGCTCATTTGATGTCCTTAAATACAATATGCTTCTTAGTGCCATTACCCGCATGAGGATAAGTAGCGGTGTAGTTGTTGCGGATCACGCAGCTTGGCATTTCAAACCTAAACTTATTTGGATTTCTTTCTTCAAGCGTAGTATCAACACTACGATTGTTATCTTCAATGATAAAAATACAGGGTAAATCCTGACCTTCTACAAACATAACTGCTTCGTAAAAGTGTCCTTGATCTTCTGCTCCATCTCCCAGGAAACAGTACACCCAGTTATCGCTGCCTGATTCTTTTAGGCTATAAGCTACCCCTGCTGCCATAGCACAAGTGCCAGCCAGAATACTTGAAGTGTAAAAATTACGGTTACTATCAAATACAAACATAGAATCGCCATCCAAAATCTTCGCCATGAGTTCGTTTGCGGGGATACCAGAGAGCAAAGCATGGTGATGATTACGATGAGTGGAAAATATCCAATCTCCATCTTTTACATCCTCGTTAAAGTGGTCAATTAAAAAGTCCTCGTTACCGCCTGATAAATGAATTAAGTAAGGTAGATCACCAGCTTCCCAATGAGCTGCTACCCGCTTCTCAAAATCAATCAAATCCTGCTTAGTGCAATAGTTCATACCATCCTCATAAACTCATCAATAGGGGTTAGCTTGTTTTCTGTAATGACATACTTCTTGCCGTAACCAAGATCCCGAATCTCACAATTCTTACTAAACTTTTCCTTGGTAATCACTCCAGCAATATGGATAAGATCATCGCTGTAATATCTAGCAAGAATGGCTACATCCGCTACAAACTTGTCCAGGTTCTCAAATAGCAAGAGCTTTGCCTTGGTGGTCTTAACATCTATCTTTAAGCCCTTATATTCAAAATCCCATCCTGGATCTCCCCCCAAATAATTTTCAGTATTTACGGGTAATCCCAATACCTGACCTACCGCCCACTCACCTGTTAAACCTTCCCTAGTGATCTGGTAGTCATCCCTAGCTTTGTCTACTCGCTTGCTTTTTGCTAAACCAGAATCACGCTTAAATTGATTGCGACCAGCAGCAGCCCAGGCAATCTCATAAGTATCCAGATCAGTTAAGGTAACAATCATATTTCTCTCAGTACCACGCCATCATTTTTAACTTTGACTATTTCGTAACACTTCCTGCGCCACAAAAAATTTAGTAGTTTTCTCATAGTCATTCCCAATAAGTGCCAGCTTGCCCAAAAAGATGGCTGGCGCACCTTACCTAACTATCCCCCATGGGAGGATTCACCTCTGAGCTAGTGGAGCAATCTATTCGGTCAATTATGACCAGCAACCCACCGCCCTTTTTAATAGCGCCACGCTTGATCTCAATAGCATCTATATTGAAATCATCGTCAAACACCCCAGCATCTTGCAAACTGTCCTCAATAATCTTTAACAGATTACTAATATCCCGCTTACGCCTATCAGGAGGGTATGCCCAAATAACCAGGCTTAACTTCGCATCTTCAAATTTAGGTACTCGGAACTCTGCTACATATTCCTGGATCGCTATTTTGTATGCTCTAGCCTTGGCATTAGGAAAGCGCCTACCCCTAGCGTTGGTGTACATATGATTCACGCTAGGAGGGTAAGGCAGGTTTAAAACAACCATTAGCAGCCAATAGGTCTAAAAGGACCATCCCGATCAGTATCCCAACAGCACATACCACCACGCCCATCTGGAGCGCATTTAACGGCTGCATAAGCATAGCCAGTAGCAAACAGTAAAGTCATTACATAAGCAATAGCAAACTTTTTCATGGTGATCCCCTTAAAATGGCACTTCGTTGTCGTTGTTGCGATTAACTTCTTTAGGATAAACCCCAGTATTCTGTGGTTTCCAGTTATCTTCCGATAGACTAATGAGCTGCCCTTTAGGGGTGTTCTTAGTCCAGCCAGCAATCTTGAGGGTTTGACCTGCTTTGTAATCCTCTGAGAGTAGCAGCGTACCTTTCCAATCAGGAGCTTTCTCGTGCTTCTTATCTGTATTTTGAAATAAAACACCTTTGCCCATTTGAGCGATGTGACCGTTTGACATGATTAACCCTTCCTTGAGTGTGCAATTTTTGCTAATAACTTGGCAGTTTGAGTGCCATCTAAAGACTTCATATAACCCGCATTACAATCCCGTAACGCATTGTGCTTTTCTAGCTTCTGAGTATCAGATAGCTTGTCAGAGAAATAGATCCTTCTAGCTATCTCTACAAACCCATCCATCCAGTCCTCGCTAGTTAAATACTCTGCGTAGGGTGCATCCTGGTTCGGTACAAATAGATCAATCTTCTTTATGCCAAACTGGTTCTTAGGGATCGCCTTGACTACTTCAGCATCAATCAGATCCTCCTTCATAGTTTCAATCGTAGTAGGTACGATCTCTACTTTTCCAAGATCTTTGGTCTGGGGTTCAAAGTCCTGTACTTCTTCTGGCGAGTAGAATCCAGTAACACTCCCTGGGAAAACTGATCTAATGCCTTCTGAAATACAACGGCTGCGCAGCATCGCTCTGGGGAACTTCTGCCATCCTGATCCAGGCTTGACCAAGCCGATTCGAGTTGCTTGCTCGATAGTCCAAGTAACCGCCAGCTCTCCTCCGTTAGGATGGCTGAAAACTCCTGTAACCTTTTCATCTGAGTAATCCTTCCAATCTACTTTTCCACCTGCGTTTTGAAAACGGGCAAGCATGGCATCTGCTTTCAATGCTGGTCTGCCCTGGATGATGTGAAAATCCCTAGCTGCCGTAGCAGGGTGCAAACCCTCTGCCTGAGCTACTGCCATGAGCGCTAGTACGCTATTCTTATCCTTCATGCCGAATAAACCACTAGCAGCAATTGCACCTGCCATCTGATCCATCTCGGTAAAGCTGACTATGTTAGACATGGATCATCTCCGCTAATGTTAAAACTGTATCAATGACTGCGGATGCAGCCATTACCCATATTGCTATATCAATTGAGTTCATTTGACTAAGAACCTCCGAGATCCTGGCTGCTCGATAACAAACTGCTCATAAATATCTGGCATAGCCTGTTTAAATAGATCGCTGCTAAAGCGCTTGCTGCTCTTGGCTGACTTCCAGGTGACTAGGGTTTGACCATCTACAGTCATAATCTCCTGGCTTTCCTTCATTAGATTGCGTACAGCAACCTCTAGCTGCTCCTCTGTGCCTTCCAAGTGCTTGATCTGCTGCTTGACATCTCTGAGCTGCGCTATCGCTCTCTCGACCTGCTGAGTAGCTACCAGGGTAGAGCTGCTACTTTGAGGGAATATGATCTTAGTTTGCTCGATGGTTTCCGCTGGTGGCAGCGTACCCGCCTGGCAATAACCCCAAACCCCTGCCATCTTCTTAATGAGATCTTCCTTCTCTGCATCTGAGATATGAAACTCAAAAGTAACAAACTCATTACCGCCAAATACTATGGCTAGGAAGATACGCTCAATTCCATGACAAGCAGCTTCGTGTACAAGCTGAGCATAATCAGCAGCAGGAATACGATTGCTATCAGTATCAAACTTAGTCCGTACTGCTGCGTTGTAATTCTTAGCTTCAACCAGACACTTGCCATCAGCGCTAATAAAATCAAAGTGAGAACGCATAAAAGACTGAGTAGGATGGGTGAGAGAATAATCAGCATCTTTTAGCTCCATCTTATGTTTATCTTGAAATAGCTTACCAACAACTGGCTGCATGATGTGACCGAACTGTACTGCTTCGTTATCCGATAGATCAGGGATCTCCTTCTTACCCTGCTTTTCTAAGATGACATCAACCATATTGCCATTGGCTACCTTCCTGCTATCACCTGACCAGATGGCTGACCTTCTTACCTCTGGTGCAAAGTCTGCTTGATCGTTAGCCATGCTCACGCTCCCTTGCTTAGGATGTTGCAAAGTGCTAGTAAGTGATTGACTTGCTTGCGGTAAAAATCTACTTGCTTAAGTAAGTCATCTACTTGGTCTAAGCCCTGGGCAATGCCCTCATCCTGGCGCTGTATCAATGCCTTGAGCTGATCTACCTCTGAAGTATCAATCTTCTTTGGTCTGCCTGGTTTTCTTTTAACTGGGAAATCTAATGCTTTCATAGTGTTACTCCTTGAGTTAGGTTTATCTACCGAATGGAATGGTAGAGAGATCATCCAATTCCTCGTCTGTCCAGGCGAGAGATCGAATAGGTTTAAAGTATTGAGCGCCCATCCCGCAGCCATTAGCTACTTGATACTCTCGCTCAATCCTTGCATAGAAATACTTAGGGTTTCCCGTTACGGGATCTGTGTGAGAGGTGCGTAGGCAATAGCCAGTCTGCTCCTCTAGGTGTGCGCAATCCTTGCATAAATTCATATCTAATACTCCGTTAGGTTATAGAGTTACAACAGTTAAGACTTTACTACATTATTTGCTTTATGTGCAAACTTTATTTTTTGGAGCTTCAAAATCTCCGCAAAGCTCATCCCTTGTAACAATGACGGCTGGTTTTCCTTCTTGGGGGATAACAACTTCACCGTACTGATTGATGTAATACGCATCACCTTGCTCCTTCGCTTTATATAGGTTTTGTTGCTGCACTCTTTGATTCATTTCTAACCATTTCGCTGCATCTTTATCTGCTTGATTCATAATCATCTCCCTGTGGATAAGTCTGTGGATAACTTGTGGATAACTTTTAACAACTTGCATACATAGACTTCTATATAATATATATATAGTCTATCTTCTATACGATGTATATTCTTCGTAGAATATTCTCCTTCTATATCTATCTTTCTATTCTATTACTAAGAATATCTATCGTAAATTCTACGACCAATGCCTAAAATTTAAGCAGGGGTTTTCAAATGGGGTTTGGGGTTTCAAAAACTTAGCAACAAAAAGACCAGCAGCAAACCACCGACTACCGCTGCAATGTCAATCAATTGATCCTTAGTAATTAACGCCCTCGCCCACGCATGGGAATAGATGCGTTTGTTTAAAAAGATTTTGCGCTTGATGGTAAAGATGTCTTGATTTTTCATATCAATCTCCAAGAAAAAGTTAAAAAGTTAGGTAAAACAATCTTATAAAATGCTTTTAAAACGCTTTAAAACGATCTACAGCGGGTTTTTAAGGGTTAGGAAATACCTATGCAACACCTAACCCCTAAAAAGCGCTTAAAACAATGATCCTGCTTTTACTGTATAACGCCAGGCATTAAAACTTAAGGCGGTAATTCCCTGCTTAGCGCATAAGTAACAGTAAGCGCTATATTTTTGTTTAGCGCTCATAATCAATTGATCCTATATTCCATGAATTTATCTTGATCCAGGCGTACCAGGAATGAATGATCCGATGTAGGAATGTAATCCGCTGCTCTCTTATCCAGGTATAGCCATGATCCGCCTTCTAATTGAATGGCATTAGACTGGCGCTTTACTATATCCCTGCTAATCCCCATAAGTTTGCCCTGCGGATACCAGTCATGGCGGATCATTGTCAAGGCGTTACCTTCTACCAGTTTGCGCTTAATATCGCTAAAAGTTTTCATTGTTTATGCTCCATTAGGTTATGACTAGCAAAATGCTAATCCGATAAGCGCCTATTCCTAAGCGCTTACCAGGTAACACTTATCTAGGCTGCTGCTTGATTAGTGATTGCATCTAATCCCTTGATGTAATCGGCTGCTTTTTGCGCTAATGCTGCTGCGTTAAAAATCGCCTTATTGTCATCTTTTAAGCACTTTAGCCATGATCCGATGTAATCGGCATGGCGAAGATCCCCAGCAATACCGTAATCCTGGCATAAAAATGCTGCGCCTAATTCCGCCACTAATTCTTCGAAGGCATAAGCGCTATCGGCAAACCGTTTTCCCTTAGTACGGTCTAATCTATGCTTAGCACCGCTCCAATGCGTTAACTCATGCAAAATTGTTGCGTAATAATTGCTCTCATCTATAAAAGTGTTTTTTGCTGGCATTGTGATTGCATCTTCGCTAGGTCTATAAAATGCCTGGCTGCCGTTATGCTTGATATTAGCGCCAGTTTTCAAGATCTTATCTTCCAGGGCAGGTACTGGGTTAAATTGCTCTAATACTGGCTTAGGCTGCTCAAAATCAATACCTTCTACCTGGGCAGCATTAAACACTACATAAGATTTTAAACAAGCATACTTAGATTGCTCTTGATCCCCAGTAGCAGGGTTTATAGTGTTTTTGACAATAGGGCTATAAAAAACAATATGCGTGCCTTTTTCGCCTTTAGCTACATTCCCGCCTAGATCCTGCCATTGTTTAAAAGATCCCCATATAGGTGATGCGTATCCGCTCATCCCTAGAATTAGTCTATTGATCCCGTTATATGGTTTATGACTAATGATATTTTGATCTTCGCTAGATCCTGCTTTCCAGGGTTTAATCCATGGCGCAGCGCCTTTTTCTAATTCTGAAATGATGCGATCTGTGACTTGTTGATAGATCTTATTTTCCATGATGTATGCTCCGTTAGGTTAGGTTTAATCTCATAGTCATATAGACTATGTAATCATTATAACGGTATAACCTAAGCATAAGTAAACAGTTTTTATAAAATAAATTTCTATCGTTGTTTACAATTCGATAGTTTTTAGTTATGATCCACTTACTATCATCTATATACTATATAGATATATATCTATCATCTATATACTATTGACTGTATAGGATCTTAGTAAGTAGATCTATATATGTATAGATAAGTAAGCGGGTAAGAATAAAGGCGGGATATATATCTACTGGCTACCCGTTCCAAAATAGGGGTTTTGTACCGCTTAACCAGGCATAAACCTTGCTAAACCCTTGATCTAATCGGGAATGGGCATCCGATGCGTTCTGATGCGTTGATCTCGCAAAATCCTGCCCTTTTGAATTGGACTTGACTTGGTGGAGTGCGTACCCCCCAACTCATTCCCCCCATAAAAAAATCACAGTTTTTGTAGCGTAACGGTATTGTCCGTAAGATCTAGCGTTTGATGGGCGCAGTACCAAGTTCTGCTTAAAACCTTGTCTAGGCTATATACATTAAAGGTTGTCCACATAGGACCAGTAGCCACGCCTACATGGTGTCGGCAGTATTTCGATAGGCTTCCTATGCCTGTGACATCTAAACCCTGGTCTAAAGTGCAAGCTGTCATGCCTGTTGGGTGGGTAGTTATGATAGTTTTGCCCTCGTTTGCGAGGTTTTGGATCATCTTTTTAAAGAAATCAGGGGTGTAATCGGGGAGCTGATTGCTTTGTGGAGGAGAGTTACAGATCAGGTAATCAAAGTCAGCATCCCATGGGCGGTTTAGGGCGGGGTACTCAAAGAGTAAATCACTCCTACTAGCTATCGGGTTAGGTACTCCCAAGACGGAGGACAGACGGGTGAACCAATCTATATGGAAGTTCACCCAGTCATGGCGATGCGGGTGTTCGTAAAAGTAGTTCGCATGACCAATCCATGCGTTTTGGGCGTGTGGACTTCTGACCAAGTCCCGCAGCACTATCGCTGTGTCCTCTACCAAGGGCGCTAACTGCGCATGATGCTTAGGGTTGCAATAGTGGATGATGTCACCATCTACTAACTTGGATAGTCTGCGCAGGTAATTGAGGTGGATGAGCTGGTCACCAAGGTGGTACTCGTTGTATGTTTCAATCATATTGTGTATTATCAGGTTATACAAAGGAGTGAATGATATGAGTATAGCAATAGAAAGCAATGTACCATTACCAGAGGAAAGAAAACGCAATGCCTACCCATACAAAGTCATGGAGGTTGGTGATAGTTTTCTGGTGGAGCAAGCCAAGATTCAGATTGTTTGCAATGCAAACTACCGAGCAGGAAAAGCACTTGATAAAAAATTTATAGCCAGACGAGAAGGGGAAGGGGTACGAGTATGGAGAACGGAATGAATGGTTCAATGACAGTCGAGCAGTACATTGAGAAGGCAAGTGATGATGCCAAGAAGATGTACATGGAGAGAATCTGGCGCATGGACAAAGACCAGATCTTTCACGAACTAATGCGGGTTCATGGAGAATCTTCCAAACTCATTATGAAAGCCGAAAGCGAAATTGCCTATCTCAAATCTTTATTGGAAAGCCCAGAAGATGGAGATGCAAGACATTGAGCGTTTGAACCAGGAGCGCTTAATCTACAAGACAGAAATGATGAGAGCGCTTTCTTGCAGGACTAAGAAGCAGAAAATAGCCCTGGCAAGCGAATGGAAGGACAAGTACAGCCCAATGACCTATGACGGGTTAATTAGCCTTGCTAAGAACCATTCAGCCCGTTTAAAGGTAGCTTACTGGGATTTACCTCACTTTGAATCAAAACGCCTGGAGAAGCACAATTGAGAACCGCAGCCGTAGTGACCGTAACCAATGGCAAGCGCATGAAAGAGCTAGAGAATTGCATTGCAAGCATATCTAGTCAAACCTACAAAGCCAAGCATTACATTTTGTGTGACGGTGATTGGGATGATTACATAGCTATTCGATGGCTTTACCCAACTTTAAAAGTTTGCTATTGGGATGCCAAGATTGGTGGAGATGGCTGGCTTGGGCAACGCTGGTATGCTGCTGCGCCACAACTCATTACTGAAGATGTCACTTTCTTTTGCAACGATGACGATTGGTACGAGGACAACCATGTGCAAACCATTATGGAGAAGATCGAGCAAGGGCATGACTGGGCGTACTCTTTTCGCAAGATATGTGATTCGGAAGGCACTTTTCTTTTTAACGATAATTGCGAAGCCCTTGGTGAAACATCCCCCGTTTGGGTAGATCCTAACCATCACTTTGTTGATTGGTGTATGTGGGGTATGAAAACTAAATGTTTAAAACAAATATCCCCAGTTCTTAATAACAAAGATATTTATGTAGATCGTTATTTTTATGCTGCTGCAAAACAAGTGTTTCCTAACTTTGCTCCTACCTTAAAACACACTTTTAACTTTAGACTAGGTGGTGGCTGCAAAGTTCAAAAAGAGTTCTTTGAAATGGGCAACGCAGAAATGTTAAAACGGCACAACGGAACATTACCCTGGATCACCGTAGATGGAATTTAATCCAAAACACTTTTACCACTTTTGTAAGCAGCTCAAGATTGAAACCAAAGAGCAAGGCTTACGCAAGATGGATCACCTTCTGGGTACTCAAACTTATGTCATGGATGAAATCGCCAAAGGTTTGGCAGAGGATGTCCATTTTTTCGTCATTCTGAAAGGAAGGCAACTTGGAATCACCACAATCTCTCTCGCCCTTGACCTCTACTGGCACTTCACGCACCCAGGGCTGCAAGGAACACTTACAACAGATACGGAAGAAAATCGGGATATGTTCCGATCAACCCTTGCCATGTATATGGATGGTTTGCCCAAAGAGTACCGCATCCCGCTTATTGCTCACAACCGAAATCAGCTTTCCCTCAAAAACCGCAGCCGTTTGTTTTATCAAGTCGCTGGGCTTAGAGCGAAAGGAAGTCTTGGTCGTGGTAAGGCTATTACATACCTACATGGAACGGAAACCTCAAGCTGGGGAGATGAAGAAGGATTAGCTTCTTTACTAGCTTCCCTGGCTGAAACCAACCCAGACCGTATGTACATTTTTGAATCTACAGCTCGTGGTTTCAATATGTTTCACGATATGTATGTCACCGCCAAAAGAGCTAGAACGCAGCGTGCCATCTTTTGTGGCTGGTGGCGTAATGAGCTGTATTCCCTAGATCCTGAAGGTCAGACTTACAAAGTGTACTGGGATGGCAAGCTCACAGGCGAGGAAAAAGAATGGGTACGGGATATTAAAAAACTGTACGGCTTTGAAATCAATTCCCGTCAAATTGCCTGGTGGCGCTGGAAGTTAATGGAAGGCATCAAAGACGAGAGCTTGATGTATCAAGAGTTTCCTCCAACTGAGGACTATGCGTTTGTGATGACAGGCACTTCTTTCTTCTCTAATGCGAGGTGTACCGATGCTGTTAAAAAACTCAAAAAGGTTAACTGTGATTATTACCGATACAGTTTTGGTGTTAACTTTCAGGATACCGAAGTTCTCAAATCTACGGAACGCCTTGCCACGCTCAAGATTTGGGAAGAACCTGTTGATACTGCTTACTATGTTATCGGTGCTGATCCTGCTTATGGATCTAGCGACTGGGCAGATAGATTCTGTATTCAAGTCTTTCGTGTTTATGCCGATGGGCTAGAGCAGGTCGCAACCTTTGCTACTTCAGAAATGAACACCTACCAGTTTGCCTGGGTGATTGCTCACTTGGCGGGTGCTTACAAAAATTCCACATTGAACCTGGAAATCAATGGTCCAGGTCAGGCTGTTATCAATGAGCTGCGTAACCTCAAGCGCCAGGCATCTGCCATGGGTACAGCGCTGGGTAAAGACCTCTTGGATGTGTACGGCAATATGCAAAACTACATTTGGCGCAGGAATGACACGCTGGGCGGGGTTTCCAACTCGATTGGCTGGCTAACTACCTCCGCTACCAAAGAGCGTATGTTGTCTTACATGAAAGACTTTTTTGAGCGTGGAATGATGGACATCTACGACATGGATACCATCGAGGAAATGAAAACCATGGTCAGAGATGGTGGATCTATCGAAGCATCTGGGCGCAATAAAGATGACCGAGTGATTGCTACTGCCCTAGCTACCGCTGCTTTTGCAGAACAAGTCCAGCCTAGGCTAATAGCCCAGAAGATAACCCGTCAGATTTCTAGGGTTCAAGATGACTTTACCCCAGAACAATTGACTGTAGGGCGCAATGTTAGTGATTACTTAAAGCGTATTGGGGTATATGGCAAATGAAACCCACTATTCCCAGAAGAGAATTGCTACGAATTGTTAAAAGATTCTTAAGAGATAAGGATCGTGGCATCTCTATTCCGCTATTTGCAGACTTAGCTGGCATATCACTAGCCCACCTGCGAGCTGTTTTTATGGATGAAACCGAACCATTGACTGAATATGTGCAGCGCAGGGTATCAAAAGCCTACACAGAATGGGTAAACGGGGAAGTCGCCATCATGCAAAACCGAGATACCAGCAAGTTTGTCCAATACCGCAAGAAAGCAAAACCTGTTTTAAAGCGATCTACGGGCTTGCAAGTAGTAAATGGAGAGATTAAGATTAAGGTAGGTATTAGTAATAGGTATGATTATTCAGGTTATACACTTGATGAGCAATTAAAAGGGGATTAACAATGGCTGTATTAAACGACTACAAATGCAATACTCATGGTTACTTTGAGAGTAGAAAACCACAATGTCCAATGAAAGGATGTACCGATGAAGTCTTTATTGTCTTTTTGCAAGCGCCTAATGTTATCAGCGCTAAAACTAAGTTCACCGACAAATCAACCAAGCAACTCGCAATGGAGTTCGGAATGTCGGACATTAAAACCACAAGAGAAGGCGAACACCAAGAAGGATTCCTTACCAAAAGAAATAAGTTCACCGAAAAAGAGTACGCAGAAGCCGAAAAGTACGCAACCCGCAAAAAAGGTGTCAACAAAGACAAGATCAAACCCCCGCCAGTCGTAGAGCAAGCAAAAGAAGCCAGAGCTGGCGATGCTGCAATCTGGGGTGGTGGTATGCAAGGTATGAATATGCAATCTATACTAGCTGGACAGTTCAGCAGACCTGTTGGACCAAGTATTGGCGCTCCACCTGAAGCAACTGGCTTGACACCTGCTCAGGCTGGTATAAACTCAGGACCTAGAGCAGATCCCAGTTCAACCATGCGAGATCCAGATAATCTGAAGATTAAAAAATGAGAATACCAAAGGAAGAAGCAGCTAGAGAAGCCTTTTACTTAGACCTAATGCAAAAATGTATGGTGTCTAAGGAAGAAAGAAGGGGAGATTACACCACTCTAAAGTCTTATTACTTGTTTGGTTCAGGTCCAGAACAACCACCTGCTTACTTTAATAAGGTCAATCCCCATCTCGATCAGCTTACTTCCTTTTTGTATTCTGCTGAAACAACCAGGTTCTCCATCTCTTTAGGTGCTTCAGTCAATCCAATTGAACACCGCAAACAACCTTCCCTAACCCAAGCCCTCAATGATGAGTGGTTAAATAGCAACGCAGACCAAGTGTTTGCTACTGCTTTAAATTGGGCGTTGGTTTATAACAGCTCCTTTATCAAGCTGGTAGTTAAGAACGGTATTCATCCGTACATGATCGAACCAGCATCTATTGGGGTGCTGCGGGAGGATACCCCTTATACAGACAGGCAAGAAGCGATAGTCCAAACCTACTACATAACCAAGTCGGACCTCTACTCCCGTCTGTATTCCCATCCAAAGCGTGAAGCCATTGTTAAACGGGTAACTACCGTATATGCCAAGGCTGAATCCGATATTCCTGAAGCAGTTAACAGGATCGTAATGTCCAATACCAATCCAACCATTTACGGTAATGTAAACATGGAATTGGAAGGCGTTAACCGTTACAAAGCTCGTGTGGCTGAGGAAACGATTGAAATGCACGAGTTATGGGTGTGGAATGATGAAACAGAGGACTATCAGGTAGTTACTATAGCTTCTCCTGATGTCATTATCTATGACAGACCTGGTGGCAGTATGTTCCTTAAGGGCGAGTGTCCTTTTGTACAGATCTGCCCTAACCCTTTATATGATTACTTCTGGGGTGCTTCCGAGTGCCAAAAGCTCATCTTGCTACAAGAGTTGCGTAACCAGCGTATGACTGAAATATTAGATCTGCTATCTAAGCAAGTATCTCCTCCTACAGCATTTAGTGGCTTTAGCGGTATTACCGATGAGAAATACTTTGCTATGCAGCGTGCAGGATCAATGATCGCTACCGATATGCCTAACGCTAAGGTAGATCGCCTTGCACCTAATATGCCACCTGATTTATTTGAGGTAATTCATGAAATTGATGCGATGTTCTCGGAAGTATCTGGTATTAGTAATGTACTTAGTGGTCGTGGCGAATCTGGTGTACGCTCTCAAGGACACGCATCTCAACTTGCACGACTGGGTTCTAGCCGAGCTAAAAAGCGTGCTTTGATTGTTGAAGATAGCCTGGAAAAGGTAGCAACTCTATACCTCAAGCTCATGCAAGTCTATGATCCAACACACTTTGCTGATACTGAAGGCACACCGTTTATTGCCGAGCAATTTACTAAAGATTTTGTGGTTAAGGTAGATGCGCATAGCAATAGCCCAATCTTTACTGAAGATTTAAAACAAATGGCGTTTAATTTGTTTAAAGCTGGCGCAATTGATAAAGAATCTTTGCTTGACTTGTTAGAACCTCCGATGAAACAATTACTCATAGATAAGTTAAAACGGAAAGAAAAAGAAGGTGGTGGTCAGGAGAGCGCTCCAGGACCAGCTCCTAAAGAATCTAAAAAAGAACAACAGGTGGGCTAAATGGCACAGACAGTAGCACCAAAAGCAGATCAGCCAAGG